CTGGCAGAATATTGGACTGATCAATAAATCAAAGTGAGCAATCAGGTGATCCATGTGATCCTGCTGTGGAACGACATCTACAGGCATTCCCAGCATCAGATTTGAATTCTCAGTAATCGGATTAACATTCTGAGGTGGCTGAGGTTTTGGCGGCGGCGTGAGAATTGTATCAATCGCAGGAACCTTCATCTGCGTTAGCATACGGTGCGCTATCTCGTAATCATTCCACTTAACATTCAATGGCTGTTGCTTTAATTGCAGAATGGCTTGGGTCTGCGTTAATCTCTGAAACTCGCTGAAGATATTAGGGTCGGAGATTGGGCTGATAACTTGCGGACCTTGGTAGTCAGCCTTAGTGGCAAGTATTTTACCCGCGTCTTTAAGCTCTTCCTTCTCATCCAAGTACTGTGCATTCAGGCGATATAAAATCTCAAACAATCGTCCCATGCTTTGGTGCAGGCGCTTGTGGATGCTTGAATAAACAATCAAGCCCTGCTCAACCCTGCTCAGGTGAGTACCAACAGGCGTATTCTGGTTAGTATCTGAAATGTTATCCAATGTCATTTTCAGAACATCGGACATTTCGGTTTTTAATAGTCCTAGCAACTCCAACAGCACAGGCGAAGGCCCATTAAACTGCATCGGGATAATGGCCTTTCGGATATCATCAACCGGAACGCCAGTCTTGGTCTGGATGGTTAAATTCTCACCGGGGCGAGGATTTGAATTACGCCCGCTTACGCTCGTGATCCCTTTTTGCGTGATAGTCGCAGGTGCATTCTGTGCATGGGCTGAATCAAGCAATGCGCGTAATGCGCCAGTAACAGCCGCAGGAAGGCCAGCAAAGATTTGGGGGAACCCAATTCCTACTGGCCCCCTCCATGGCAGGAGACGATAATCAACAAACCAATCCAGCCTTTGTTTTCTTGAATCAGATTGGCTCCAGTTCCGCCGAATCCCTAGGATTTGCTTTGAATATGTTTCAACCGTGATGATGTACGGCACTGATCCCTCATCAAATTCCCAATCGACGTGGGTTTCGTAAATCTCACGCAAGCCATCTTCATTTTCGCCTGTGTCTTCCGCCCCTTCAACTCTAAGCGTTAATTCACCCGATTTGCTCATCTCAGGTGTTTGCGGATCAGCATCCAAGTCTACATCACGGTACAAACCAGACTTGATACGGTCGTTAATTTCTTTTCTTGTCAGGAACTGACGGTGCGTAATTCGTTCAGCCGTATAGAAATTACTAGCTGAAAATGGAATGAACATGTCGTCAATCGCAACGAATTCAATCCGATTACGCCCAAGGCTAACATCGCGCCATGCCTTAACGTACTGCGATCCACCGAATGGAAGCTGAGTAAGCATCTGCTCAATCTCAGATTCAAACTCTTTCATTTGCTTGGTGATCTGCCAGTTCATATGTGTGGCAATACGATCACCTCGCTCCATCTCAGGAGGTGTGACTGGCTCTTCCACTTCGGCTTTGACAGGCCCGCCTGGTGGCATTAATTCTTTGGTTGCCCGTGCTGCGAAGTCTACGGCAATGCTTAATAAGCCAGGATGTGTGACTTTGTTTGCCCCTTGGAAGTCAGCACCACCCGGTGCAGGACCAGCAACACCGGAACGCTCTAACGTATCTTTCTGCTGTTTATCCCGGCGCTCGCGGGATTTCTTATCATCTTCAACCAGATCAACTAACTCACTGGCACAATCCGATAGCATCCGCGGATCTAAAACAGTGGCTAAGTTAGTATAAAATCCGTGCTTTTCTTTAACCTCTTCAGGCTCCTGCATTTGCGTAACCGTTGCAGAACCATCATCGTTTTCTACAGCATCAAATTGAGGTTCAATATTTTCTTCAGGTAATGTTTCATGCATGCATGGATTTATAAACTATGCGCTGTTGTCAAGAATAGCACGATTTAGTGATTCAATAAAGACGCCCCAGAAGTCTTTGAATCTGCCGATTGGCCTCGGCATCTCCCATATTATCTTCAATAATTATTAGATTGTTTATCGTATTAATTGGCCACGTATGGCGTGCATTTGGATTTAATCCCATTTTTATTGCCATCATGACTTGTCTATCTGAATCACAGAGCCTTGGTTCTGGGTTTGGGTTAGCCAGTGAAGAAATTTCGGATAGTCTAACAATTAACTATGTCCCATTTGTTTGTTCCTGAATCATAAGCGTAGATATCATTAGTCGAAAAATCCATCGGGTTATTCACATTACTCCATATAACCATGGCACACTGGCAATGCCTACACCGCGCATACAGTTGTTCGCTATTCTGTGGATAGCTTTGTATTTTATAGAACTCAACTTCATGTTCGTGATCTGGTTGAGTAGAAAATAGTTTAACCATTTTGGACCTTTATTAATTTAATCTTACTAAATCTTTTCCCAAAAATCCTATTGAATAAATTTCGCAATGAATTATCCAAGGACTTAATGGGAACTTGAATGTTCATTGTAATTCTTTCTCCGAACGCATCATATCCAGTAATGACTGCATTACTCATTTTAAGTTTTAAATGCATAATGATTCCCGCCTAAGCCGCATAAGGATTTTCCCGTGGGGTATTATAATCATCATCGTCTTCACTGTCATCATCTTTATGCTCACCCGCAAAGAAACCCTGCTCAAGTAAAAACTTCCATGCTTGTGCCGATGAATCAACATAGTCATCCCGTGATCGCTGCTTACCCGTAAACTGGCACATCTCGGTCAACATCTCATTGGCCCATGAAGTGGGTTTCTGGCTGCCTTTACCTGTCTCGGCATCCTTGCCCTCTGGAATGTAAATCTTGCCATGCACAGGCAAATAACTGACCAGATTGGCACGTTCAAACTTGGACTTGCTGCCTGGATTATACGCCATCACTGGCAAGCCCTCTTTCTGCAAATCCTGAATCAAACTGATCCCACTGCCCTTTTCTTCTACTAGAATTAAATCCACTTCCTTATCAAACTCACCAAACACGCAGCGTTCGAATTCCTCAACTGATTTCTCCCTAAGATCAGGATAGCTGATATGCTCTGCCCAGCAATCCAGAAGCATTGCGCATGATCCACGCTTGGGATGCACAAACATTCCCCATGTTGTGCAGGCTGTTCGGTCGTTGATCGTCTTCTCGGTGAAGGCCGTATCATAGCTTTGAATCACGTAATCAAATGCTGGCAATGGGTTCTTGGATGCCCATAGCAGGAAGTCTTTGCGTTCGAATATTCCGCCTTCCATATCCTCCAAAAGCTCTGCGTATAATTCCTGACGACCAAGGCGTGTGCCCTCAAATTTCAGAAGGGTATTGAAGTATGAAGGTGCTAGATTAGCTCTGTTAGCAAACGTAGTGAACTTTGTGATACTAACCCCAGGATCATAATATATATCTTTAAGCAGAGGTGTCGGTTTTATGGTGCTGGCAACTATCATCTTCGTTTGCTGACCAAGACGGACCGCGAATTTCAACATGTTCCAGGCATAGACTGCGCTATCTACTTCGTCCTCATTTCTATCACTACGTACAGTTTCTTTACCATCATTCCAGGCTGCGAGATCGTCCGTGATTCCGCCATGGAAATTTGGACCTCGCATCCGCGATGGAACTTCTGCGCTGTAACCCTCTATGATTGAATCATTCATCAATGTGAGAATGTGATCACTCTTATTGTAATTTTTGATACAAGTATGCGGTATAACGTTAATCAACCCGGATTCTCCTTCAAACAAAACCCGTTTAATATCTGAATTTGTTGCTGCGACCGCTGCCCAACGCGTTTTTGGTTCGGTGAAGGCCCACCAAAAAAGGGTTTCACAAGCTGGACGCGTCTTGCCCGATCCACGGCCACCACACATAAACCATATGCTTTTATCACCACCATTCGTACAGAAATCCAACGGCGGCAATTGCTCAGGACGTGCAAGCTTGATCCACTCTTGAATATGATTCAAACCATCCTGTACCCACTTCGGCTGTTTTAGAAAATCCTCAGTTGTCGGGATTAGCATCTACTTCTACTTGAGTGATCTTATTCAATTTCCCATCAGTGAATTTGGCTTGATATATTGAATCAGTATTGTAAAACTCAAACACGCCATGAAAATCCACAGGATTAGTCTCTTCAACCTTCTTGGTAACCTTCCTAAATCCCTCTATCCGTTCCCACATATCAGCATCTTCAGGGAATGTTGGAAATTCCTGACCGTCAATCTTCTCAATGCGCCAGCTCGTCATTTCCAGGATTCCATTAGACTTAATCGTGTAAGTATCCATATTATTATCAAAACTCTTGGTCTGAAAATCACCTTGGTGACCATCCGGAAGTGAAACTTCACACTTCACATAATCAAACATTCCCATTTTGTTGCTCCACGGCTCTGATCTTATAAAATCCATCTAAGTCTGGCGGCTCGACGACAACTGATCGTTTCCAATCATCTGACACACGTTCCATGGCCTCTGTAAGAGCGCTAACAGTCACGAACATGCTTTCTATCTTAACGCCAACCGTTCTTTCTTTTAGGTGTTGGTAGTATGATTTGTTTTCTTGAATCATTATTCGTTATCCAATGCTTCACGTGAAGCTTTTTGTGTTGAATCATTACTCATTCTCAATCACCGTACCCTCAACTAGTTTCTGCTTTGCGCTGGTTTGTAACAGGTTGGCAAATGCGCCGACGGCTTCAAGCATTGCTGTCGACGAAACAGTTTCTATCGCACCCGCATGCTCAACTCTATCCCCATATTTAGTAGGATTTCCTTTGCTTGCTGCCCATTTGTTGCCGTCCATTTTAAGCTTAGTGTAAGCAGCATCTAATCCCAAAGCTTCACATTCATAGGGCAGATCACGCACTTCTTCCGCCCAAAGATCAGCCTGTATATCTCGTGATTCACGATAAAGTTTGAGGAATGATTCATTCCTTACTAACCAAGCATAAATAGTGGCTGCTGATGGCATTGATTCATCGCGGCAGATAGAACGTAAGCTTTCACCCGCTGCAAGACGTTCGCATATCAAAATCCCCATCTCTTCGGTATATTCTGAAGAGCGACCAGTTGGTTTAGGTCTTGTTCTGACGTTTGCCACAGCTAACATCCTATACGCCGCCTTCAATAATCTGATTCACTATATCAGATTCCTCGTTATGATTCTTTAGTTTTTGTTGACGCTGAACGTTATACTCCTTGTGGCACTGAGTGCAATAAGAAGAACTTGGCATGTTCTCAGCCTGATTGCATCTTACGCAGAGTTTATGACGGCGTTTGAAGTAATCATGTCGTCTAGGTTCGGTTGATTCAGGGTTCATTTGCATTCCAAATCTCCACGGCGGAAAGGAAATACGATTACGTCTGGCTCGATATATACGGGTTTTACATCTGCTGAATTTGGGTCTTTTAATAAAACCCATGTTCCGTGAGCATCGCTTGGCATAAACAAGCCATTGGGTTCGGCTTGATCATCACCGTGACTGTAATTTCCTACGTTTGTATAAGAGTACGGCTTATGGGGTGCGGAATATTGCGTTGCATATGGCAAACCGTAACCGATTGATGGCCCCAGATAAACCAAACATCCACGATATTCATTGACGATGTATGAATGCGTTCCAATGCCTTGGTCGCGCATTTCGTAAATCATCTTAGCCATGCGCTTTTCTTGAAAATTAACAATGGCTGGCATACCTACCTGGGCCTGAGCCTCGGCTAGAGATTTTTTCTGCTGAGCCGATGCCTGCTCATCTGCATTTGGGGTGTAATCGCACCCGCTCAAAGAAAAGCACAATGCCGTCAATAAAAGTAGTTTTTTCATGATTATTGCCCTTTCGTGAGCAGTTGGTTGATTTCTGATGGTACTTGATCCTCGGGAACGCCATAAACCCGCTGGCGAATTACACTCAGGATTGCCTGCTTTTCTTCCGGGGTTTTGGCTGACTGGTAGGCTACGTAGAGGTTATCAAAATCACGTCTGGAACCGTCCCGGAATGATTTTGTGTTCTCAAATACTTCCCGGCGAGCATTTTCAAATCTGGGTGCGAAGAATTGATAATGAGCCAAACTTAGTGCCGTAAGACCGAATAGCCCCCCGATAACTAAGATGATCATCAAAAATCCCATTAATCCTTCTTTCATTTTATTTCTCCTTCTTTTTAGTTTTTTGAAGATGATCCGCTAAATAAATACATTCCTGGGCCAAATCTCTTAGCTCTTGTTCACTCCAATATTCCGATGAAGGCCTGCCCTCAAAGGAGGCGAAAAACCCATCTTGGGCAATATCGGAACCAACCCGCTTAAAGCTAATCGCTGCACCATCAGTCGCAAAAAATTCGTGACTTTGCAGCCTTCCCGTTATCATCGGGAATGATTCATACGCTGCCGTGAGCAATCGTTTTAACTTACTCTGTGGCTTTTGTTCTGGTTGGGTTGTCATAGATCCTCCTGATCCGGTTGAGATGGTTATGTTGAAATTTCGGTTGGTCATGCAGCATCCATTTGATCGAACAGCCAATCAACGCTGCTATCAATGTGATAGCCATTTGGTACATCTCCGCTATCTTCGCTGAATGCTTTAACGATAAGATTTATCTTGTTATCATTGGCCCTAATCTCAGAAATGATCTCATCCCGAGTGGGAAAGTTTCTTCCCCCATACCCAGAATTTCCACCCTTTAGTTTTTCAATGGCCCAAATAACTGAAGTTTCGGAAAACTTCTCACGAATTATTTTGCTGGCGATGTCGCTCATTACCAACTCACATTGATTCGATGATGCGTTTATGAGTGGACGAAAGGCCATCAGCATCGCCAAATTCATCAAAACTGACTTCATGGTAGGAAGCCTAGAAATCTCTTTCACAGCATTGATTTCTGCCTCTGTGGGAGACTTTTTGGGGCGGTAGATGTAATCGCTATCCATGAAGAACGTCCTCCCACTGATGGAGTTCGGGGCCAACCTCTCTAGCCGCGATCCGAGCTGCGGCAGCCAAGACATCATCGAAATTGCTTTTTCGACCGCTAGCGGCTCCAACCGTTGATCGGATTTCAGTTGTATAATCGACCTCCCATCGTTTTTGGTTGAGCCAGGTTGTAGGGTGGGCAATGAACTTGATTTCTGTTCCGTTTCTTGAACATTCAGCAGCATAGCTTCTAGCCCCTCTGATAATTGTTTCATGATCGGTTTCCTTTCTGGATTTCTGGTAACTCTCAAATGCCTTCGGCTTGGCACCCCGGTTTGGAGGGTAGATTTTCCAAAATTCTAAAAATTCCTCTGAGTATTCATTTTTAACTTTCACCTTATTGTTAGATTCAGAGATAGATACAGAGACAGAGACAGACTCCAGTATTTCTTTGGTGCAGTTTGATACGGTATTGCTAGCAAGCAAAAAGCCATTTTTCTTTATTTCAAGCCAATGTTCTGGCTTTATAAAGGTAGAAAGATGGCATGATTTTTTTACGTATTCGAAGTCATCATAGAGTGAACCGTCAGTATTTTTTGATGCGATGGTCCAAGCAGCTATTAAAAGAAGTTTTGCAGGGTCACTTAATTTGCAAATTCCGTAGTTCGAAAAGACATCAGTTTTGAGTTTAATCCAGGTCGGTTTGCGGTCCTTGTAGTGTTGGTAATCCCCCCAGTCCTTAACATAAAGTTTCTCTCCTTTAGACATTTTCAACCACCCTTCTGGTCTGGATATCCCTATGATGAGAAATTATGGTGTTAATAACTTCTGGCGTTCTGATGGCCCATGACAATGCAGCCCAACCAGATTTATCATTGGCCCAAAGACCTGAGCATTCAAAGGCAAATGCCAATTGTTCAAAAGTATTCGCCCTAACTCCCTTTTTTGAGAGTGAATCGGTCAAGTTTTTCTTCATAGAATGAAGATATTCAGTCTCGTATTCATGGCAGCTTCGGCAAAGCGTTACCAAACTTTGGTTATCGTATTCCCAGGGTTCTTTGCCTGATTCATAGTAACAATGGTGAATTTGAAGTTGTGTATTGGTGCTGAAACAATTTTGACACATGTAACCATCTCTGGCCAAAATTTCCCTTCTTTTGGAATCCCAGCGC